TTACGCTTTTGTGCCGTTCTCATTGAATCCCCTATTTTTAAACTTCTTTGCCAGTTCCACCGGCACGCCAAGTCCTAATTTATTAAATTGATCACTGTAATACTGAATAGTGTTGTTTTCCATAAATGTGCGATCTTTCAATAAAAAGTCTCGCTGCAAATAGTAAAAAGCCTTTTCCTTATCGCCTATGTTTTTTTGAAGGTAATATTCATCTGAATCGCTCTGAGTGTATTTTTTTTTAATCTTTGAAACATTTGAACATAAAACAAAGAAACAAATAAGCGTAATAGTTGAGATAATAAAGACAATGATGTAGAAAATTACCATTAGAGCTGTTGTATCTGAGACTGGTTCCATGCTATAAAATTTAAAGGGTTAATAATAACTACAAAAATAATGAGTTTCCTTGAATAAACAAGGAAACTCATTAAAATTATTTTCAAGCTATTAGCTTTTTCAGTTGCTCCACACTGGGCATCATTGCCCTGAGTAGTTCCAATAGATAATAATAGGTATCATTACCTCGCATGTCACCACTGGTAGCTTGGAGCACGCTAATAATGTCATCTATTGTCATCGCAAGGTCATCATTCGGGCATATACCCGTTTCTACCTCAATGGTATAACTCGTTTCATTAAACCGTACCATGTGTCCCTCCTATAAGTTTATTGGTTAAACTCATTCGAAGTTCGCTGTTATCAATCCGGCACACGTCCGAAAGTATAGACACCATCCGCTCCTTGGTGATACGGTTATGGTTTCGCTTAATAGGGAGAGCCTTTAGCTCCGGGATCTGTTCATACTTACCGGTACGGCGTAAGATTGGCAATACTTCACCGGTTACCCATTTACGGAATAACTTAGCAATTGGCTTTCTGCTTTGAAAAATCAGATTATACAATCCGCTTTCATTTACGATGTTAACCTCTCGGTTTTGACCTGACCTCGATAGTATCGATGTCAGCTGAGGACATCGCTCACATTTCCTATTTCAAGGATTTCACACACTTCAACTACCACAAAGTAGGGTACGTTGTTGATTAAAACAGGTGTTAACTGTTTGTCACTTGCGTTGAAGTTCAACGCCTGGCAGTACGTAACTGCGTTTTCTTTCTTTTGGGTCTGCATAACTTTTAAAATTTTTTCATAAAAAAACAATTATTAAAAAAAAAGAGCCTACGTGCTGCAGACCCATCTAACATAATCCACGCGGGGATGATGAAGAAAAAATACCGTTCTAAACGGCTCACGTAGGCTCCTATAAGTTTTTCTCGGATTTGCCTGCGCATTATATTAAACGGGACTGCGGGGGCAAAATTAATTAAAGTTTTTGAATATGCAATAAAAAAGGATATTTTTTTATTTTTAACTCTTAAACAGCCATCTTGCCGTTGTAAATGTCATCTTCCACACTACCAATCCGTCGGTGCGTGGTTCTTGACCTCTTCCGATACATTCCAACTGTTCAAAATCAGACGGTTCGAAGCATTGTAATGCATTGTATAATGCGTCCGCCTGAGTTGTCCAGTCTAACGACCGGGTGAGAACTGAATCGGGCGTATCTGCCGATGTGCGGCTACCGGTTGCATCAAAGGCAAGGCGCAGCGTAATTGTTGCCTTTTCCCGCTGGTCGCTTTCCTCTGTCACGTCATTGGGTGTAAAGGCGAAGCGAAGCAAAGCACACGGATATTTCAATGCTTTTCTGCTTTCGGTCGTTTCTAACTGGCCGCTGTCGAAGTCTATCCATTTGGCTCCGGTGTTTTTTATTGGCGTGATTAATGCCAGGTATAGCTCTTTCATTTTATTTCAGGTTCAAAAATACGTGTCAGTTCTTTTACTATCTTTTCTCTAATGGCGTTGTTCAACACTTCCGACTTGCCGATAAACGGACGCGGCTTCATTACAAATCCCGCTTTACCAAATACTTTTGCCGGCATACCGAACTGGTGAACAGCCGCGTAGGGCTTATCAGTTCCAACAGTCACCCGGTCGGGTTTAATGACATAATGAATGGAATTTTTTAAATCCGCCGTTCCGGTCAGAATTTTGTTTTTTGTTGCTTCAGGAGAAAAATTGGTTAACCCTTTTTTGACCTCTCCCTTTTTGCCTTTGGAAGTGCCCGGTTTGGCAGAATCGCTGCGATACGAAAAGCCGTACCATTCACTTGCGGGATCCCGCCGTTTTACATCCGGCCATTTTTTTATAGTAGTATCCTCAAAACCCTCGTTGACGAACGATTTCGTGTAATGATTTACCGCTTCTATGCCAACGATTTTTAGCACCGTTTCCCCGTGAAATTTCTTGAATTCAGCAAAGTGCTCGTGGATCAGTTTTTGCATTTCTTCCGGAGTCATATCTTAGGTTGCTATAGGTTGAAGAAAATTAATTTCGAACACGGCAAAAACCGTTGTGGCCCCGGCAATTTTAGTGAGTTTCTCCACCCGGGATGCACCTTCGTAAAGCAATGTAAACGTTTCGTTCAGGTCAACTATTTGAAGCGTTACAGTTCCCGGAATTGCCAGAGCAGCAAACAGCGCGTTATAACGCGTCCAAAATTGCGTGTCGGACGATGCCCTCAACATAAATTCCATTTTGAAACGTTTCGGTGCAAAAGTTAGCGCACTGGTTGTGTCAACCGACACACCGTTCTGATCAAGATATTCATATTCCAACCGTTTGCGCGGCATAGGCGGAAGCAATAAATCATTATAGCTTCCTTTCTTGATGGCTGCTCCGTAGGTTGTGTACAGATCGCTTCCGTTTAAATACCATTTTCCTGTCATATCTTAACTATAAACTACCAACTATAAACTAAACCACTTTCATTCCGTTCACCCGCCAATACTCCATCGTTGCGTCCATTCGATCCAGCTTCTCCAGTTTCCGGCAAAACTCCGTATTATCGGCTATTCGTTGCTGAAGTGCAATTTGCTGGCTCATCATGGCAGCCGTGTTTTTATAGTTTGCCGTAAATTCCGCCACATTTAGCCGCATAGCTATTACCTGACCAACCAACGCGCTTCCGGTGTCCTCAGTAAGGTTTTTTACATCGCCGGTAATGCCTTTGGCTGCCGTGGTGTTTAAACCTAAATCCTCAAATGCTTTTTGATTACCTGTTGCAATGGCATCAATAGCTGCTTTCTTTGCATCAATCGCCGCTTGTGTTGCCCCATTTGCAACCATATCCAGTAACTCATGAATTGGAGTTTTAAGGTCATTCTTTAAATCCTCTACCAACGCTTGTTTTAGAATGTTTTTTACGATGTCGGCTGACTTTGCAGCCGCATCCTCACCTGTTGTAAAAGCATCAGCGTAAGCATTAGCGAATTCATCAATAGCAGACATAACTGAAGCGCCTGTTAAGGCTTCGAGTTGTGCATCTTTATTGTCTTCTATTTGTTGATTTATATCATCAAGCTGCTTGTTATAAGCATCAACAACTTTCTGATCTGTTCCTGGAGTTAGTAAATAAAACGCCCATCCAAGTATACCCTTACCGCTTGACGCATTATTTTTGTCAATCTGTTTTTGCAGTTCAGCAGCCTTGGCATCTTCAATAGCTTTCTTTTGTGCTTCCAAATTCGCTGTCTGATCAGTAATAAGCTTTGATTTATCGGTACTATAAGCTTTTGAAATGGCGATACCCAGTTTATCGTAGGCAATAGTTAATTTATCAACCGCAGCTTTGTCGGCTTCTATTCGTTTTTCAATTTTCTGTGATTTAACATCAGTCAATTTATAAAGATTTAAAAGTAACTCAATCGATCCCTGAATTATAGCAACAGGATTGCCTGTGGCGATACCCTGAGCCAACGTAGCGGCTCCATTAATCATGTTGATAACTTCATCAACATTTTTCTTTTCGGCATCTGTAAGCCCTGTCAGTTCGCCGGCTACCTGGCTTAAAATACTACTTATTCCCTGCAACGCTCCTGCTGCCGCTTCGAGCGTGGCCTTTTGCGCCTTATTGGCGGCATCTTCCAACTTGACAAATCCCTCAATATCATCCTGGGTATTGGTTTTACTTTGTTCTTCCCGCGCTGCCTTATACTTTGCCACACCGTCGATTAGATCCGCAAACGGGTTATCGGTTTTCTGAACCGTATAATCAGCCCTGTGAAGTTTTGCGTACATTTTGTCGGCATCCTCAGAACTGATAGTCTGATCAGCCTCTATTCGTTTTTCCAACTCTGCGATTAAAGCGGCTGTAAGTTCTTTCGATATTTGAAGCTGCTTACCTGTTGCCATTTTATACAGGTCGGTTTCTTCTATCAGTTTGGTAGAAAGGGCACTTATCCTTTCCTCTCGTTCTTTTGCTAATTCTATCCCCCGAAGGATACCACCTTTTTGAGCAACGGCTGCAATTCGGTCATTGAATTCAATTTCAATCTTTAAACGCTCATCGCTATATTTTTCTGCCATTTTTAGCAGGTCATCAACGCTCTTTTGCTCTTTTTTGTTTATTTCTGTTAGCTTTGAATCCCTGACTTTAAGAGCGGCATTGGCCAGGTCATTGAATTGTTTTTGATCCTGTTCCGGTATTACAGCCGTAAATTTCTTGGTAGGTTTACCGGTTGCCTTGTCTATACCGCCAGTTTCCAAATTCATTCTTTTAATGTATTCCGCCTTTTGAATATCAATGTCCGAAAGCTTCTTTCTGTAATCCAAGTCAGCCTGTTTGCGCTGTTTTTCCGCACCGTCGGCTTCAGCATTTAAAAGCTGTTGCTCTATTTCAAAAGCGTTAGAAATTCGCTTTTTCCCAATTTCCGTGGTAAAGTCAAGCTGCTCTTTAATCCTCTTATTTTTTTCGTCCTGTGCCTTTTTAGCGGTGGCGGCGGCATCGTCCTCCTCTTTCTTTTCAATTCCGACTAATCGCTGTTTATCCCGACGGTTATTGATATTAATAGCTGCTGTGGCGTCCTGTGATTTTGCCAGCAAGTCTGCAATCTCATTTCTTTGAGGAAAAGTTACTTTTGAAAAACTCATTGCAACCCGTCCAGCCTGTTCCAAATTTAATGCTTCCTTCTTTGCCTCCGCTGTTAATGTACGCAATTCATCCTGAGCCTTTTTGTAAAATAACAAATTTCCGGGCTGCGGATTCATACCCTGCGATGGTGCAATTGCTTTTATGGAAGTTAGTTCATTATACTTTTCCCCTGACTCAATTAGTTTCCGATTTTTAGTATAGAAACTGATTGTATTTTGTAGCTCTTTCTCATTCCAGTTATTGTCATCAGCTACTTTTTTTCGTTTTAGCTCATAGGTCTGCCTTGCAAGCTCGGCCTCTTCAGTAAGTTTCTGTGTTTGTAGCTTGATAATTCTTTTAAGAGCCTCCTTAACCACTTTTGGGTCTGTACTATATGAGTCAGCTCGCGCTTCCCCAATTTGAATATCTAAGGAAGACGACTTGATTTTCTGTTCATTCTTTTTATTTTCTATCACCTCCAACGCATCAACATAATCTTTTGCGCCCTGTATGGCCCTGGCTATTCCATCGGTAAAGTTACTCCAATCACCGGAAGCAATTGTTTTGAAAAAATAACTAACTCCGGAAGTAGCCTGTTCGGTAACACGTTCAAAAGCATGAGAACTGGCTTCAGTTGACTCCATAATACTGTGAAAGATCTTTATGGCAGCTCCTACGGTTGCCAAGCCAATCATCCATTTACCAAGTGAGGCAATAACTCCACCTTGGGAGCTTACTTCCTGGCTATTTAATTCCATAGATTTTCGTTGCATTCCCGCAAGTGCGGCCTGCTCTTCCAATAAAGCTTTTTTTGATCCGGCAAGGTCACCGGCTATGGTTTTGTTTTTTGGATCTTTGGAAAGTTGATCCTGCAGGTTTTTTATATCAAGCGTAATTTCTTTGATGAGTTGTTTTTGCTCAGTTATGGAAGCTTTCATTTTTTCTTTCATACCTGTCAGCGTAGCGGCGTCTACCGCCTTTTTGCTTGCGGCGGTTATATCGTCAATACTTTTCTCTATTTTCGGCCCTTCCTGCGCGACGTTTCCGCCGAGCATAAAATCAATGTTTACAGGTTCCAT